GAACTGAATTCGGAACCGAAGAGTTCTTTTAGGTCAGCAAACAGTTGATCGTCAGTCACAGAAATTTTGCGGGGCATGATGTAGTTAGGTGGTTTTGTCTTGAACTCTCATAGTATAGCATTAAAAAGGGGGCAGTCAGTGCCCCCTTGTGACAGTTTGGAAAGTGGCATCAACGACCAAAATTCTAAACTTTAATTTCAATCTGGAGTTTTGTGAACACTATGGCGATATCCCCCAATACCTAGATCCAAGTTATCTGCTCTAGTTTTTGCTCTCTTTCTACTTTTATATGGTTTTCCGAGAGGAATTTTTGGACTATCACTAGATTTAGTTGGATCTGGTCCATATATTTGATACGGCATTTCCATAATACTCTCTCTCCAATCTTCACTCATATTCACCATAATAACTTCTGCCTGCTCTACAGACTCAGCATATCCCTCATCAATCAGGTGTGAGAGAATAGTGTCATAGATGTCTTCCCTAACCTCATACTTTAACTTTTTCTTTTTTCTTGGTTCTCCGGGTGATTGAGATTGAGTTGTAGGTTCTTCAGTATTACCCTGTAGTTTTTTAAGAGCCGCCACATATCTTGCCAGTTCCTCCGGAGTTTTTTTCTTCCCTAACTTAAATTCCTCTTTAGCAACTTTCAATCCATGAGTTGTTAAATGATCGATTGCTTTTCCAGCACCTTTGCGAGCAGTATTTCCAAGTGTACGCAATAATCCCCCAGTTTCTCCTGCAACATGTCCAGCAGTGTCTCTAGCAATTGAGGTAGCAGCATTATGACGCTTCATACCCGCTTTATAGGACTTAACTGCACCAAGAACTGTGCGAGCAATTGCATCCCTTACAGGTTTTTTTGATTTTGGTTGCTCCGCTTTTGCCTGACTTTCTACGCCACGTGATTCTGGTTCTTTTCTTTCTGTTTCCTTTTTCTCAGAAGCTGCTTGAGTAACCTTTTTCTTTGCTTCCTTCTTTGCTCTTGTCTTTGCCTCTCTTTCGTCTATTTCTGCCTTCACTTCATCATAAGATTTTCCACCAGATCTTTTTTTCGCAGTTCTTGCTTCAGTAAGAATATGAAGATCTTCCGACAACTCATAAACATATTCAACAAAAGACTCAAGACCAACCTTTTCAATCAGAATACCAATACCATCTTCATTGAGTCCATATGAATAGAAGTATTCGGTGGCAACTTCTACAATATCCTCATCATAGATGGTATTGTTATATTCCTCAAACTGCTCTCGGAGTTCTTCATTATAAACTGCACTATAAAGCAGTTGCATGTCTTTAATTTGTTCGGTATTCATAAGTCCAATATACTTTCCTAGACTTATTTATAAATTATGCAACCAGTTCTATAAATTCGCCAAGAACTTTCTTGTTCATTTTCTTACTCTTCAAACTCTTTATGAATGCAGATTTAATTTGAGTCTTAGTGGCATCTTCGGCAACCTCAAACTCCACATCATTTGCAAGAGCAGAAGCAGAAATTCCAAAATATGTATGATATCCGGAGTTTTTAATAGTAAAGGACTTTTCTTTCTTCCAAGAAGAAAAAATTCTATCATACTCTGTACCAATATATCCAGTATATCTGCGAATAAACTGTGAAGTATCACGAGATTCCAAAATCCTCATACCAATAAAATTAACCGAAGGAAACTTATCACGAAGATTTTGAAGAAGAATATCACTAAAACCATGCCATTCCACATTCAAAGAATAAGTATTTCCAGTTTTACGGTCACGAAGAAATGCATTACTACTAATGGAATTTACACCAAGATAAGGTTCTTCTAGATGACGACGACTAAACTCTTTATGATACTTAGGAATATTTGCCTCACCATCTGTCAGAATTACACACTGAACTTTCTGCAATTTATTTTCTTTTTGAAAGGCGGGAAGAATTTCATGAAGAGAAATTAAAGCTTCATTTAAAGGAGTTCCTGAAAGATTCCAACCAACTGGAGCACTATAACGACAATAATATTGATCACTAAAACTACGGGCAATCCGATAGATATTCAACATCTGATTTTCCAGAGTCTTACCATTTGTCTTACTGGTAAGCATATTCATCAAAGAGAAGTATTCAATAACTTGAATTACACCATCCTTTTTCTGATACAAAGGTTGAGGCATAATAGGTGTATGATTCTCATCATACTTAACAATTGGATAATCATTTGTGAAAGAATAAACCTCAAAAGGAATGTTAACTTTCTTACAGAACCAAATCAAATTAAAGAGTTGCTTCACAGTATCCAACATCACACGACTCATCGAACCAGACCAATCCAAAACAAATACCAGTCCATGATTCTTACCGTTTGCAAGTGTTGTTACCTTGCGGAATAGATCTTCATTATATTTGTAGGTATGAAGTTTGGTACAGTCCAGAACACCTGTACGAGCGGTTGTGGCACGAGCATAACTATCCGCAGCTTTACGACATTCAAACTCTTTGACTAGATAATTGACTTCTTTCTGTGCCGAACGCTTAAACTCACGAAAATCTTTATCTACCTCACCAAAGATTTCTTCATGAGAATATTCAGTATGATCCAGATATGATGCCCAAGATTGCTTGCACTGATTGTGAATCTCAATATTATTTACGATGATTTGATTCACATTCAATTTTGGAATCTCCAAATAAACATTTTCCCAACCATCCCGATTCACAAGATCTTTGAGTGCTTCTTCAAGATTACCAACAGTCTTGACTTCAGGTTCAGATGTTTCACCACCTTGCTCACCTCTAACTTCTTGTTTTTGTTGTTGTTCTTGAGATTTCTGTTCACTAATTTGATCAGAACTCCTACCATCCCCCATTTCAGGTTGATCATTCTCACCTTCTGGTTGATCAGAGAAATCGGAAGCAGGAGAATTACCACCAGATTGTGGAATTTCATGAGAATCTAGATTGATTTTAGTTTCTTCTTGTTTCCTTTGCTTACAATACTTATAAAGTGCCTCAGAAGCAATCAGAACATCAGTAAAAGTTTCAGCGTCGGCAATTAAATTGATAATTTTAGTCTCTTCACCAGGTTCAATAAAGATATTGGCAAAGTTACCAATCTTAAAGTAAAGATTGGCACGGTCGGCAAGATTCATCTCATCAACTTGCTCATCTTCAATTTGAAAGAAGTCTTGTTCGGCAAGTTCTTTGTATCCATTGAAGAAAGTCTTTGCGAGACCAGCATAACGACGCTTCATCAGTTTTTCAATGCGAGCATCTTCTACAATGTTCACAAACTGAGGAGGAACTTTAACTTGCTCAGTCCAGTCCTCATCAGGAGTATAAAGAGCATGACCGACTTCATGACCAACTAGAAGGTCATAGACAGTATTGCTTGCCTTCTCCCACATCGGCAGAGTCAGCACACGAGTATGTACATTGAACTGAGCAGTCTCCACTTTCTTGTGCTCAACCACAAGGTCTTCGGTGGCAAGCAGTTTGGCGAGTTGGGACTTGATTTCGTGATTGACGGGCATTGGTGTTTTTCAGATGACCCTATCATACAAAAAAAGGAGGTCTTGCGACCCCCCAGTGTGCCAGTTTGAGAAGTGTCCCTACACTTCACAGATTTCTTTCACGTGCTTTACGACGCCTTTTTGCTTCAGATTCAGTTGCTCTTTTAAATGCATCAGGATTTGCTTGAATTGCCGCCCCAACTACATCTTGCTGGTTAGCACGACTTGCCGCCTCAGATGCTGCAGGAGCAACTTCAGTTTTTTTAGTTTTTTCAGTTAGAATAACATCCATCCAACCTTCACTCATAGCGCCCATGATTGCCTCTGCAGACTTCTCATCAGATGCAAAACCTTCGTCAAGAAGATATGATAGAACTTCTTCACGAATTGAACGAGTGTTTTGATATTCTGATCCATGACCTCTACTTCCACTCATTCTATGCTGAGAAAAACTACCAGATTTATCCTTTCTCGCCGCCTTTTCTTGCTCATATCTTTCTGCGGGAGTTAAAGGTTTTTTTGCGGCAGATCTTGCTGCTTTTCTTTCTGCCGCTGCCTTCTCTTTAGCATCAATTCCCGCCTTCACTTCAGCATAAGATGGTGCATTTTTATATCTTTTTCTTGCCCTTCTTCCTTCTTCTTGTGCCATTGTTATAAAAACTTTTTAAGTATTTATAACAAAGAAGCGTCTCGTTGAGTGAGACGCTTCTTGAGTGCTTGGCGACGTGCCTTTGCTTGTCTGAGTGCTTGCGGTTTGAGTTTCCGCTTCTGATCCTTCTTGGAGTGATGGTAGCGATTGGGGACTTGCATTGTTCTGTTTGTTTATGATTCTACTTTATACGAGAATCCTCCCTTCTTGTCAAAACGGGTGACACTTTCAAATTTGTCCTCAAGTCCAGTCTTATGAGAAATCACAAATATATTAGCATCCTTTATGACATAACGAATAATCTTAAGAAATTCATCAGTTCCAAATCCATCGAGAGAAGAGTCAAAAACTTCATCTAAAATTAAAAGATTTGTATTCACAGAATTTTTAAGTCGGGCAACTTCTCTCCAGGTAAACAATAGACTCAAATCCACTCGCATCTTTTCACCTTCACTAAAAGAACTATAAGAGAAGTTCTCGTGAATAGGCGACTTGATGCTCTCATTAAACTCTTCATCCAGATGGAAATTAATGTAAAAATCCATCATCTGCAAATAACGATTCACCTGTTGATTGATGAAGGGAAGATATTTTTTGATAATTTTGGTTTTTACACCATCATCTTTGAGAAGAGAATATGCAAAATCATAATGAACGATCTCTTCCTTTTTAGTTCCCAGATCTTCAAAGACTTTTTGAAGATTGGTTTGAAACTCCTCTAACTTTTCATGCTCAGTATTTTTGTTTTCAAGTTGTTCGGTAAGTGTTTGAATTTCACTTTCCAAATCCCTAACCTGTCGTTGGTTAGATGAAATCCTAGCATTGTTTTGAGAAATGTCATTGTTGAGTTTCGTAATCTCCTTAGATAGAGCAATAAATTGACGCTCTCTCTCTTCTTCTTGCTTTATGGTCTCTTCAAGATCTTTATAACCTTGTTGAAGTTCCTTGGCACTATTTTGAGCGTCGGTAATTCTATTTAACCGAAACTCTTCCTCGATTGTTTGAGTGCAGGTGGGACAAACCGTATTTTCCGTAAAGAACTTGTGCTCATTGGTAATAGTAGATACTTTCTGAGATAATTTACCTTTCAAATTTCCCAACTTTCTAAGTTTATCAGTTGCACCAGAAACTTCTTCCTGTTCTTTAATATATGAAAAAATACTTTCTTCAGTCATTGAATTTTGAATCATATAAGAATCATTCTCCTTAAGAAGTTCAGAAATCTTTGAGTTATGATTCTTAATGTTATCTTTACCACGACTTTCCAATTGCTCAATAAAGTTCTTCTGCATCTGAACCTTATCCTTAAGAGATTCTTTTTTATAATCCAGAGATTTAATTTGCTCCTTTTTCTGACGTATTTTTTCTTTAATTATATTATTCATCGAAGAAAAAATACGAATATCCAACAAATCTTCAATCACCTCACGACGATTTGATGTTGTAAGTTGCATAAATGGTACAAAAGTACTTGATCCTAGAATTACAATCTGAGTAAATGATTTATAGTTTACCTTTAGAATAGTCTCTTCCAGAATTTTTTGATTAATCCGATCATCTGCTTCCTTATGAAGTTGCTTTCCATTCACTTCAATATCAAAAATATTTGGTTTGATTCCACGACGAACCAAATAATTCCTACTATTCACAGTAAACTCAATCTCTACCAAACAGTCCTTTTCATTGGTACTGTTAACAAGTTGAGGTTTGTTAATTTTACGAAATGGGCGATTAAACAATACAAAAGTCAGTGCATCCAGAACAGTGGACTTTCCAGCACCATTCGTACCAACTATAAGGTTGGTTTGATTCTTTTGAAAGTCCATTTCAGTCCAGTTATTACCTGTACTTAAAAAGTTCTTCCATTTAATTTTTTTAAAAGTTATCATTTTTAGGAGGAATCACAATATCGTTTGGTGTAACCACTGCATACTTATAATTGTACATCTTACAAGTCTTTATGGCAAGTTCATCATCTACTTCAACAATATCCATTTCTTTTTTTTCTTGATCTTCAAGCATCAAGGCATAGCGAGTCGCATCATCCTCTTCTTCAAAAAGAAATAAAACTTTTTCGCCATACCTATCTTGAACGGCAAATGCACCTTCATCTTTTTTATCTTTAAGTGTAAGAAGAAACATTAGTCTGCTACTTCGCAAGCCTCCTTATAAAGATTTTGAAGAATTCCCTTAATAATATTTTTATCAAATTGAACTTCCGCCTCATCAATATAACGATTTAGAATTGAAATAGTATTTTCTTCCTCATCAACAGCAAATTCTTCATTTTCTTGAATTTCAAAATTCTCAACAATCTTAAGTTCTTGAATACCTGCCGTATATAATTTGTCTACAAACTTTTCAAAATCTTTTGGTTTAGATTTTTTCCGTACAATAATTTTTACAATTTTATTCTCATATTTGCTGGCATCAAATGTTTGATAGGGAGTATCTTCATAATAAAGATTGTAAAATAATTTATAAGGATTATTGATTGGTGTGTGCTCTAAAGTTTCAGTATCAAAAATATGAAATCCCCGAGTATCATTCACATCAGTCCAATACATTTCGTAAGGATTGCCAAGATAAAAAATCTTTCCATTATCGGAACGAGTGTGATAGTGCCCAGAAAATACTTTTGTAAACTTTGAAAAAATATTTGAGTCCAATCCGTGCTCATCCATGACTAGAGTGTTGTTTACACGGAAACCTTGAAGTTCTAGATGTCCCATTGCAACCTTTGCCTTGGATTTCTTAATCACATTCATGGTTTCATCATGATTCTCACTACAAATCCAGGGAATAAATGCAATATCAATTCCACCAACTTTTGTATTTGTTGGAGAACTATAAGTTTTGATATTTGAATAAGTCTTAAGAAGAAGGTCTGGGGAGTTAACATGATTGGTATTCTTGTAGTAACAATCATGATTTCCTACAATCATGTGAACTTCATACTTACGAAGAGGTTCAAATACAACTCTCTTTGTCCATTCCAGACTTTGATAATCAATTGACTTACGACTATCAAAAGCATCACCCATATGAATGACTGTCTCTACTCCGTGCTCTTCTAGTCCAGGAAAGAAAACATTCTTATAGAAAAGTTCAAAATGGTCGTGAAGATGCTTTGAACCTTTTTTTGCGCCAAAATGGCTGTCCGTAAAAATTCCAATTTTCATCTATTGTTATTTCTGTATTGTATATTATCTTTCATACTGTTGTATTCACTATTATTCCCAGAAAGCAAGTTGTCGTCTATAACCATAACCTCATCAAATCCAGTGCGTTCAATGATTTTATTTTTAATCTCTAATTGTTTCTTTTCTTTTTGAATTCTACGCAGAAATGCATAATGAATAATCTGAGTAAAATATGCAAACGGATTTTGAGACCTTTCTGGATTAAAGTTATGAATATACTGCACACAATTCTCAATACCATCAGAAATCATGTCCTCACGGAACATATAATTAACGAAATTAGGTTTATATGATAAATGAGTAGCAATCTTTAAGAAGCATTCACCTAAGTAGTTTGGAATCCTTGGTTTTCCTTCCCAAGGTCCAGACTTTGGTGGATTTATATCATATTTCTCAATGAACTTTTCACGAGCAATATCTACCTTACTTCGATACAATATCATTGCTTCCAGTAATTCTTTATTATTCACATAATGTTCTGATTTCTTTTTTACCATGAGGTCTCATTTTTTATTCATAAGTTATGTGAATTATAGCACACTTTTAGGGGTTTTAGGGGGCTTGACAACTATCAAAAATTCATATAGACTAGGTTTGTCCCGGTTGAAGATGAGAACTTAGCTTTCTTTAAGGCCTTTATATAACTCTTCAAGATTCTTTCTAGCAGACTCTACTGAAGATAAGTAACCATTTTGTTCAGATATCTTTACTTCACCTGAAGGTTTATACACATCGATGTCATCATTATAATTTAAATATTGTTGATAGAGTGTAATGAGTTTCTTATTTGCAGTTTCAGTCATTGTAATTACTCTATCAAACTTTATAAAAAAGATATCCTCATCAGATAGTTCCATCCAAGGTTTTATCTTCATATAGGCATTTCCATTACTGCTAATTGATTTCATTACAACAGGATTTTGAAGAATAATGATTGGATCACCATCATTCTCATCTACCATGATAATTGATAGAATTTCTTCTCCAGATATAAGTTTTAAAATACAATAAAACTCTTCGCTCATCATCATTTTAGTGGTATACTAACGATTTCATAATTGAAATTTTCCTCAGAGTAAATTTTAATTCTCTCAATAAGATGATTTAATGTATAATTCTTTCTTGACTTATAACTGATATCATCGGCAATGTCATATAGAGTTGCTTTTACTTTGTTTTCACTTTTTCTAAGAACTCTACCGATTGATTGAAGATTTCTGATTCTCGATTTACTGGGAGAAGCAAAGATAACATTGTGAAGATTTCGAATATTAACACCAGTAGAAAAGGTGCCATAAGAAGCAACGATGATTGCATTATTCTCCTTTTCGGTTATTTCTCTAACTTTTTCCCGTTCTTCAGTTTCTACACCACCATGGACAAAGAAAACATGTCTATCATCAACCTTACTATTATTTATGAGTTCATATAAAGGCTGTCCGTGAGTTTCCACTCTCGAAAATAAGACAAGAGTATTTCCCTTTAAATCTAGAGCAAGATTTTTGATAAAGTTATTTCTCTTTTGATGATTGATGATATATTGAACTTCATCCTCAAAGATATCAAACCTATTTGGTGGGTGTTTCATTAGAAGTATTTTAATATCTAATTTAGCAAGATGTCCTTTTTGCATTAGTTCATCTGTATTGATAATCTTGTATGAAGGCCCAAATAATCCTTCCAATACCCACTTATGAGTTTGACTTCCATCTAGCGTTCCGGTGAATCCAAAGCGATATTTTGCATCACAAAGTTTCGTCATTATAGATATTAATGACTTGGATTTAAATTGGTGTGCCTCATCTCCTACGACTACATTAAATCTGGAAAAATACTGCTTGGGCAATTTGTAAATACTTTGCCAGGTAGTAATAATAACTTGGGAATCAGTTTCTCGTTCCTTACCAGCGTATATCTTGTGGCAGTATGAACCAACATCCCATCCATAATCTGCAAAATCTTTATACATTTGTTCTACAAGGGAAGTCGTCGGCACAACTATCAGAATATTTTGTTGTCTCTCAACGTAATATCTCACAACAGAATATATCATCAACGACTTTCCAGAAGCAGTTGGAGATATCAATAATTTTCGATTATGTCGTAAGGCGTCGTATACTCCCTCGACTTGATAGTCTCTCGGGGCGTGTCTACTGATCGCAGTCATATAATCCTTCACACCTTCCTTTGAAATATTTTCATTTACTTCAAAAGGAAGACCGTAGAATTTGTTGTTTGAGAATTCGTATGTGTACTCGTGGTCCTCACAGAATTTGATAACTCTGTCTAAAAGTCCAATATAAATCTCACCAGTTTGAGTATTGAATAGGCGAATCTTTCCGTCCCAGTATTTGTTTTTATACTGTGGACTAAATTTTGCGTTTGGAACATCAAATGTAAACTGGTCTGCTAGTTCGTAATAAATGTGAGGTTCTGCTTTGATATACAGATATACTTCATTCTTTTTTGATATAACCAAATGACTCATAATTTATATCATTCTGATACAAATATTTATCGACAATAAAAAAGAGGCATTTCTGCCTCAGTTGAATCCAGACTGAAATTTGTGCCATTCAATAGCATTTTTGATTTGGTATGTTCTATTGGAAATGGTTTTAATAACTTCTTCTAAAAACTTAAGCATAATGTCATAATATCTAACCTTTAAATCAATTTTAGATAGTCTCTCATCCGCACTCATATGCCTCTCTATGGCATCCTTTTCTCTTACCTTATAGGGAAATGGTTCTTCTACATAGACCTCTGCTGGTGCCTTTCCTGTGTAGTAGTTGTAGCGTTCTAACCGTACTCTATTGTAGGTTTCCCGTGCCTTCTCACGAAGAATTGTAATTGTATTATAAAGTGTGTAATATTTGGAATGTAGTTGTGGAATTTTTAAAGATTCATCGTGTAGGTTGTCAGGATCTATGACAGAATCTCTCTGCCACATCTCCTGAATTTCATCAAGATTCATTTTTTCTTAAGTGGATAAAGTGGTTTATTATCTGTTCCTAGTATATCATAGATTGTGTATTTGAAGGTCACTTGTGCAGTAAAATATTGAACATCGGCAATTGTTGCATCAAAATCTAATGAAGTTATAGAAACTGGAAAAAGATCTAGAAATTTTACAAGTGCGGTTTCTTTATAATTGCTATTTAAAACACGAAGAGTTCCATCACTATATGCTTCTTTACCATCTTTTGTTCCATTTTCATCTGTAATTAAATCTGCATATTCTTGAAGACTTCCAGAACCACCCAATGCAGTCAACCAATTGTGAATGATCATATAGTTTTCCATATTCTCGTCTACAAGAAATTTTAATGTGAGATCGCCAAAAACTAATATCTCACCAGGAACATCAATTGTTTTTAAGTATGTTGGTTGTTTTGCAACACCTAAATTCAATTCAGGAATTTTTGCAGAATTGCACATAAATGAGACCTTAGGATATTTTGCTAAGGTAAATTTAAATCCGGCAGGAGATAAAAAATTTCTATTCTGAATCTGATTTGCAAAAGGTGAAGTTGCCATATTAATATTTTCCTGACATCAAACCTTTACTTTTAGTTACCTTTAGTGGTTCTGGTTTAGGTTTTGCTAATACTGGAGTCACATCTATATTACGAACTCCATAATCTTTCCATCCACTATATCCCATTTTTTTGACCGTAGCATCTGTCACATCTGCTTGCCGATCACCAACATAAGGACCTCTATCAATTACTGGTACTTGTATACTTTTTTTAGTTCCAGGATCTGTTAGTCTAACATTACTTCCTAATGGAAGTGTTTTATGGGCAATTCCTATAGTATTTGGAGTTAAAACTTGACCACTTGCGGTTTTATTTCCATACAATCCTGGACCATAAGCACTTGTGGGACCCATTAGCGCAAATGGTGTTGCCTCCACCATAAATTGCTTAAATGTCTTCATCGTTTTATTTGTATTTAGACAAAAAAAAGGGATCCCGAAGGATCCCCATGAGATTTGTGAGAAAGACTCACATAAGGTTTGCAACAGCAACTCTTCTGTAGTAGACGTTGGTGTTTCTTTCCAGAACGCCAGGATTAGCAGTGTCTGCACCCTTAGCGAATGGATTCGCAACGATACCATAACGAGTCTTAAATCCAATTTTTGGTTGGAAAGTGTTCTCACCAACGGCACGAACCATTTGGAGAGGAACATAAGGGCAGTAGAATAGTCCAGCATCATAAGGGGAAGAACCCTTATAACCGACAACATAATATTGACCACCAGTTGTACCAGAGTTTGTGAAACCACCAGCATAAGGATCGATATAGACCTTATACTTACCTTGAAGAATACCAGCGAAGGTATTGCCAGTGTCATCAACATTAAGATTAGCGTTGAGTGCTGGGGTATAATCAAGAACTCCTGCCATGGTGAGTGCCGAAGCAACGTCAGCAGAACAGAGGATCATGTTACCCTTTCCTCTACGAGTTTGTTGTGCGATTGCGTTAGCATCACGCTCGATTTGGAAGATAAGACCTTTGAACTTCTCAACAGACCAACGACCATTGGAGTCAACGTCAAGGTCAAAAGTACCATTGGTAGCAACGTTGGTCTGAGCACCAGGCTTAGCAACGTTATAGATGGTACGGATGACTTCGCGGTTGATTTCAGCAAGAATCTCAGTTGACAAAAGATTTGCCAACTCAGCTTCTGCATTCAGACCGTGAATTGCCTTGAGGTCTTGTGCGAGTTCGAGTGAGTACTCAGCCTTTAGAGCACGGGACTTTGCAGTAACTGTGATTTTTTCAATCGAGAAAGACATCTCGTTGAACTGACCACCTTCGGTAGTACCAAGGTTTTCTGCATTATCGGTACGCATACCTTGACCGACATTATAAAGTGCTGGATTAGTTCCAGCAGCATCAAGAAGACCTGGATTTGAACCGGTTTGAGCAGTAGTACCAAGACCAACTGCACCATTAGTCCATCCTTCAGTTTCGGTAAATGTTGAACCTTGACCAGAATATGCGGAATCTACTTCGTTGTAGAAGGTTTCTGAACCACTCTGGTTCTTGTACTTCGAACGCATTGCGAAGATGAGTCCAGTAGGACCGTTCATTGGTTGAACACCTGCGAGGTCATAAGCGACCAAGTTAGGCATTGCACGTCTGATCAAGGAGATCAGAACTGGATCGAAACCTGCAACAGGTGAAGAAGCACCACCACTGAAACCAGCGGAAGAACCAGATTGTGTATGGGTGGTTGGTGATTCGGAAAGAAACTCACGCTCTTCGCGGAGAGTTTTTTCTTGGTTTTCGAGCAGGACAGCGGTAACCATTCTACGATGTGAATCTTTGATTCCATCTAGTCCTTGATAGTCAAGGATTGGTGCCCACTTCTCCTGCAAATATTCTGCATTGAACATTTGCATTTGTTTTACCTCTAGTTAAAATGTGTTAGTTTGATTTGTTATTATGTAAAAATCACTTAGTAGTTCTACTGAGAACTGAGAGATAACTTTCCATAATTCCACTTACTTGTGGAGTTTGTGGATATTCTACGCTTTCAGATAAATTCTCAGTAAATTCTCTTTGAGTACCAGCATTGGATGGGAAATATGATTCCCTCAGAGTTACCAGTTTCTCACGATAGTCTGACTCACTATCAAACTCAACATTTTCAGCAAGAGAAGCGAGTTTGTCCTTCTGAGAAAGTGCAAGACCCTCAGCGACATCTGCAAAGATTACATCAGCAACCGACTCTGCTAATCTGTTATTAAGAGCAATATTTCTTTCAATTTGCTCGTTGAGTTTTTCTTCCATTTCATCAAGTTTATCTACCATACTCTCGATTACATCATATTTCTCTTCAGGGATTGATACATAATGATCTTCAAAAAGACCTCTCATTCCCAGAAGGAATGATTCGGTCATTTCAGTTTTAAGACCTGCTTCAATAGCGAGTGCATTTTCAGCAACCCACTCGTCGGCAACATACTCAAGGTATGCATCGACTCTTTCTACAAGTCCTTGCTTAATAACTTCAATTTCTTCTATGAGAGCATTCTCATAGGTTTCTTGAAGTTCTTCTTTGATTTCTGCAACCTTAGATCTGATTGCAGTCTCAAAGATAGTACGTGCTTTCTCTTGGAATTCCTCAGAAAGATCTTCACCAGAAAGTAGAGCATTGACATCTTCTTCGATGTCAAACTCTTCCTTCATTTCATCTTCATCATCTTTATCATCTTTAGAATCATCTCCATCTTCAGAATCATCTTCCGATTGCCCATTTTCACGCTTATTCTTATTCTTATTCTTATTCTTGGGTTCTGGTGCTTCTTCTGTAGAATCTTCTAAAAGTGCCTCGTCTTCATCATACTCGGCATCTTCTTTTGCAAATCCCTGCATAGGATCTGCAGCTGCAGCCTTGGCATTAACAATATTCTTAACTTGTTGAAGAGTTGCGCCAGGAGTATTGAGTCTTGCAGAATTATCGTCTGTGCGATAATTTTCTGGAGTAGGTCCACCCAAATCTTCCCAGGCACCGGTTTGTCCAGGAGCAATTCCAGTGGACAACTTTGGCATTGGTTCAGCAGGTGCGGCTCCTTTGGTTACTACGTTTTCCATTTCTTGTAAATTGCTACCAACGGACATTTTAGATCTTGTGTATAATCTATATTTATTTATAAATTAAAGATTTGCTAAGAAATCTTGGAATAGATTAACCTTATGCTCATCCAATCTTTTTTGATCAACTAAGGTGTTGATTCTTCTTTTAGTTTTGGATACAAAATTCTCACGAAGAACTCCACCTTCCCAAATCCATTCCTTTCCCTCAAATATTCCCTGAACAAATGCGTCAGGAGCAGAAGGATCTGCAACAATATCGGCAGCGGTTGCTAGCATAAAATCTTCACCAACAATTTTATGACCCTCATTAGTTAATCTAAGTGAACCTACACCACGAGAAGAAACTCCAAGACAAACGCCTTCACCAATAAGTGCCTTAGCAATCTTACCCATTGGAGTCTCTAAGAGTTGAGCCTTACCAATAAAATTGCTTCCCTTTTGTTCAAGAGAAATAATTTTATGAGAAACTCTATCAAGATTGACGGTAGGACCGTCTGGATGACCAAGTTCCCCAAGAGCACGACCCCTATTAATAAAGGACTCATTGTATCTCATTACCTCTTTTGCAAGAGTTTGCATTGGATACATTCTGCCGTTACGATTACAGATATCACCTTGAAGGAAAACTCCTTCAATAAACATTTTCTTTTGAGCACCTTTGCCTTCGGTGATGAATTTGACTTGTTGTACTTCTTCGGTGATGAGTTTCATTTTAGTTTGTGAACGCTACTTTATTTGCTTTAATTGCCACTGATGTCCAAATAACATCGGTACTAAGTTTTTGTAGGAATTCCACAGATGAACCGGGCATTGTAAAGAAATTTGTGGTCGCGGCGCCAACCGAAGTATTTAATCCGACGGTAACAATTCCGGTTTGGTTGTTGAATATACGAACACAAGTTGCCTCACCAATACTGGTTGCAGTACCGGCAGTAGTTGTGGTATTTACTTCAGTTGTGATGACCTTTGTGATTTGCATTATTCTTGATCCTCAACATCTTCCCCACCAAACATTGCAGAAGCAACATGTGGTCTAGCACCATCAACTCTTTCCGCTGCCTTAGCAAACAGTAGATCTTTGATTTTATCGGTAACTTCTGAAGCAGAAGAATCTGTGGCAATCAAATCGATAAGTTCTTCCATAAAAATTTTAATGTATTATTATAATAATTATTTATATCTCTGCTTTTTTAGTATCTTTTTGCATCTGAGCATTTGTTTGTTGTCCCTGCTGGTCAAGATTTGGTTCTTGTGGAATTTCACCTAATGGATTAGTAATTCCCATTCCAGGATCTCCTTCTGCTGGCGGTAGAGGTTCTCCAGTAATTGGATCTATTGAATTTGGATCTGGAATAATTCCCTTTTTGATTTCAGTCTTAATTTGTTGATCAATTTCAATGATCTCACTATCAGTCTGACGAAGAACTTTTCTACGAACATATTCTTTAGAGAAATAATTTCCAATATAAGGTTCAATGGTTGCAAGAGTACCAAGTCTTTCATTCAGTAATTCTGATTCTTTTAATTCTGCAAACTGATTATCATACAAGAAATCATATTGAATATGATCAGTCATCAAATCCCAATCTTCTGGACTAACAATATTTTTCAAAACTAGTTGAGTTTTGAGCATATCATTAAACATATTTGCAAAACGCTTTCTCAAACGACCTACAAATTTTGCAAATTTTAATTCATCTCTAAGAATTTCTGATGAACGTCCAAGATTAAATCCATCTCCACCACCAGCAATTCTAGATTCTGGAACATTGAGTGATCTGTAAAGTTTTTTCTGGAAATACTCAATATCCGCAAGTTCCCCCAAATTTTGTCCGCCGGGAAGTGTAGTAATTTCAGTACCACGACCACCTTCACGACGAGGTAACCAATAATCTTCCATCATACTCATAAATTTTTTATCATCACGAACTTCTCCGGTTGCTCCGTCATAAACAAGTTTATTCCTATAACGAGACATTGTTTCTTTAAGATATTGCTCTGCTTTAACTTTCGGTAGATTTCCAACATCAATATAAAAAATCCTTCTTTCTGGTGCTCTTGACAATCTGTAAATAACTAAAGAATCCTCAATCATTCTGAGTTGATTGAGTGCCTTAATTGCCTTGTGTAGATATGAAAGAATAGTACCTTTATTTCTATCTATTAACCCAGAAGTAACATAAGTGATCGAATCCTTTGCAATCTTAATTTGCTTTACTGCACCACCACCAGAAATCATTCCTGGAGAAGGATATGATGCTACGGGAGAATATAGAAAATATTCTTCTATCTCGGGATAGAATATCTTGTCATTTTCCCGAATGGCATTCATATTCATCACGCCATTCCTATTCGTCTTCTTCTCTTGACGAACAAATTTCATTTTCATGGGATCAATATATCTCAGATCCTGAATACCCTCTTGAGGTTTTTTAATATCAATAACCTTTAGATAATATAATTTGCCATCAACATACCAATTTCTAAAAATCTCATGGGATTTTTTATCAAAATCCAATAATTCTTTAATATATTTGAATTCTTCTCTAATTTTTTCCTTTAATTTATCACTTGCATTTAAATTTGAAAGTTCAATTTCAACTGGAGAATCATAAAGATCACTTACAATTGCTTCATTCACAACATCTTCAATAGCACCATCACACTCAGGATGAAGTGCCATTTCACGATATCTTTTGATTAAATCGAATTCAGTTCTATAGACACCTTCAATGTCCAGATACTGCCCATAAAATCCACTTGCAATAAAATTGTCTACCCCGTCATCATTGTTAGGTGGAACGGGGGAGACAATAGATTTAGATTTTAACTTATCATTAGAATCATCAATTGAAAATCCAAAAAGTTTTGCCATCTTATAAGTTTAGACCGTATGTTCTATTTAGTTGATATTGCCACCACCAGCATTTGTTCCAGTACCCTTAACTGCTTCCCACCATTGAACTTGGAATTCGCAAGTGAACTCTTCAATTGCATCAACGGTTTCGGTTGAAAGAGCAATCTGTGCAATATTTGTTGGGAAAATATCATACATGTGATATGCTCTCAGTGTGGAACCATCACGATCTAATTGATAAACGAAAGCATCTGCCTGATACAGTGCCGGATCAGTGGCACCAGTGGCATCAGAAACTTTATTAATTGAATTGATCCAAGTTTCAAGAGCAGAGCGAATTGAAAAATCTGTATCGTTGATAATAGTAACAGTCCAAGATTCGAAAGTTCTGTCTCCAGCAATCTTGAGAATTCTTCCTCTAAATGGAACATTAACTGGTCCAATTGTTGATGCTGGAAGAGCAGCTGCTTTGATTAAGAATCTTGACTTATCAAGAACATTACTATCGGTTGGTGCAGAAGTTGGAAAAGATAATACTACTTCGAAAAGATTTGCACGAGCGCCACCACCAGAGAGTTTACTCTTGAAGTCGGTAATCTTCCTTAAAGGAGGTGGATTTAGTTGAGATCTAGTTGCCATGATTGTTTACCTCTTGTTAATTAGAATTGGCCGATTACTTCATCAAACGAAACACCAGTTCTGGTGGCAACAAAAGTAAGACCAATGAAGTTAATTGATCTTGCTGGTTTAATGTAGATATCAGCGACGAATTCATTTGAGTCGATGACGGCCGCTGTGTTGTTTGTTTCATCACAAACAACTACATAATCATAGATTCCTCTCTTTGCCTGAACATCACGTAAGAAAGGTTCAACAATATTTACAAAATTTGTTCTTGTGATCTCATCGTTGAATTCAAATAGTTGATCCTTAGCAGCTGCGGCGATTGCAGTTTCTAAGTAAACAAAGAGTCTGCGAACGTTGATTCTATCGAATGCTGATGCCTTACCATATCCAGTCTTATCTCCAAAGAGAACAATTCCTGCACCAGGTGAGAAGATGATAGGATTAATTCTATTTGAATAAAGACGATCTCTCTGAGACTTGGAAGGATTATATGCAAGTTTTACTGCATTTAAGATAGCACCTCTTGAAGTTCCTGCTGGAGAATACCATGGGAAATTATTAATATCATTACGAGCACAAGTTCCAGCAATGTCACCATTTAAAGGTACATATCTGAAAGTATCAGAGAATCTATCGTACATGTACTTATATCCACTATCAAAAACTGCATAAGTTGAAGATGTAATTGGTGAATAGAATTGAAGTACTTTATCAGTGATATCGGATGCAGATCTGACTGTTACTGCAGTTTGATCTGAAGTATCCGTAAGAGCAGATCCTCTATATGGTGAAATGAATGCAAGTGCATCTTTTCTCAGTTCCGCAACAGAAATTAGTTTCTCTGCAAGTGCCTGTGCATTTTCCATCGTATAATTTGCTGATCCCATTAAAAGGAAATCAACTTTATAATTATCAGTATTTTCAAATAAATCATATCCATCAGAAATTTTTTCTAAAGATGCAGTTAGTGCTCCACTTGTAGAGATTCCAGTGTCCCCATTATAATTTTTACCATTGCTAAGTGTTAAATTTTGTGCTCCACAACCACCAAAAATAACTCCACCAGTTCCACCTTCTGTAGTTTGATCCCAACCGATATCTGTTGCTGGAGCAAATGCCTGTCCAGTTCCTACTACAAATCCTGTCGTAGTAATTCCTGTAGGTGCAGAACCACCAAAAATGAATGTAGAACTATTTGTTAGGTACTTTCTCCAATAAGAAGGACTACCTACAGAATATTCTGCATCAGATGCCTTAGAAAGACTTAAGTGCTTCTCCAGAATAGTACCAGCATTTCCAGTAATGGTTCCTCTATCATCGATTACAACAATATGAAACTCATCAAATCTTGCTCCTCTTGCCTGAGCATAGTCTGAAGTTGATGGGCGATCAGCAACATTATTCCAATTGATAGTTGATCCTGTGAGTGTAATTGTTTGTTGATCAAACCAATCTGTTGCTGTACTTGGTGTTGAGGCAGTCCCCACAGATAACCCTGCAGAATTTACGATTCCAATTGCTGAACTAGTGGTGTACGAATAAACACCTGAAGGTTGATAGTCGATTGTATTTTCAGTTCCTGTAGAAGGTACGTGACTAATAATTTTAACATCAATTGAACTAACTCCAATTCCAGTAACAATTCCTTTAAGGTATCCAGTAAGAACTGATGTTGTCCCCAATCCTGCTACAACTCTTCCTACAACCGATTGAATAACTCCATGTCCAACAATAATACTTGATGTAGAAATTCCAAGAATTTGATCTGCCTTAGCATCAATCATTGCAATCTTAATTCCATTCGACCAAGATCCAGGATTTCTTGCTGCGACAGTTACGTTAGTAATTGTAGTTTCATCATATCCCAATTCTGTATAATGTTCTAAACTTTTAATTTTAATAGTAGTAGTTGTAGCAACTCCAACACAACCATTTCTTAAATCTGAATCATCAGATCTTATGACTCTCAATGATCCACCATAAGCAAGATAAGATGATGCAGTTAACCAATGCTCATAGTGCTTATCAACTGCATATGGTTCACCGAAATTGTTTAGAAGATCTTGCTCATTCTCTACTAAAATTGGTGAACCTACAGGCCCCTTTGCGAAGGGAGCAACAATTGCACCAATTTTATTAGAAGTTGGGCCGACTCTCCCAACTGTTAAATCAACTTCTCTTACTACAATTCCAGGAGATGCTAAATTTAGCGCCATTTGTATTCCCCGTCAGGTCCAGAATTATTCTAAAAGTATTTATAATTTTCGCCTCTTTAGCGATAGTCCCACATATGAGAACGATCACCATACTCATCAACATTCCAGACTTCTAGCGGTTGATTTTCATTTTGTGCTGTTGCAAACATCCATCTATCTCCAGTTTCTGGTTCTATGAAAACATCAGTATCATCCAGTCCATCCAAAATAAATCCAAATGGTGCCATATCTTGCTCAACTTGATTCCTTTGCTCCTCATAAATTCTTTTGCGAACATCATTGTTCGTCATCTCTTTAAAATAGTCTTGTGCCACTAACCATGAGAATATGACGAGGCACATTGCCAGATCATCATTACATCCTTCTTCTGCTTCGAATGATCTACTTTTTTGAATGAACGTTGTGAGTTCTGAGATCATGTCATAATCATTAATTAAAAGTTTATCATCTTCTACTAGTGTTCTTAAATTGGAACATCCCAATTTTTTAACTGCAGACGTCATACGAACACCAAGTTGTGATTTTTTACCACTAAATCCAGATCCAACAATTTGACCTGCACGACCACGCATTGAACACATTAGAACATTATCGTATTCTAAATCATAATGTAAAATATTTGCTACCTGATCTCCAATATCATTTACTTCTACCAATAACCATGCATCATCATATGCCTTTGCTACTTCATGAATAATGGCAGGAAACATCATTGGTTTTATTTCATTATTTTTATATTTTGCCACTGTTTTATAAGGAAAATTGGTAATATCAAAGACTATAAATGCCGAATAGTCACTTCCAACTCCTCTTGCCACATCAACAGTAATTAGATAATTATGTTCTTCTTTTGGATCTTCATAAACATCAAGTCCTTTACTTCTCTTTGATGGATCTTCATAAATTAAGGTTCTTAATTTTGTGGGATTGATCAGAGTATCAACAGATCCTAAGAATTCGCATTCAAACTCAACTTTGAACTGCTGTTCGCTAGTGTTAGCAATCGTAGATGCCTTCCATTTGGCGTCTCTACCGGGCACTTCTGACCAATGAACATCTGTAGGCACATATTCATTTTTGCCCTTCTCAGCGTCATGCCACATACGGTAGAAGTGATTCATACCATGAGGTGTGGATACAATAATTACCTTTGTGGATTTACCAGAAGAAATTGTTGGATAAACAGATGCAAAGAACTGATCTGCAATATTATTTGGAATGAATGCAAATTCGTCCAGAAATATAATATTATAAGATCCTCCACGAACCGCAGATGCAGAAGTTGAGGCGGCGATAATTTTAGAACCATTTTCCAATTCTAATGATTGCTTGTTCCAGGATAAAATTCCTTGTTGCATCCACTTTGGAAGATTTTCATATGCAAGTTGCAATCTACTCAACAAATCCTTTGCAGTAGATGCTTTGTTTGCAAGAATA